CGGAAAGGAGAGAATGGAACCCATCAATTGTCCGTTAGTCATGGGCACATTAAGTGAGTAACCGAGATCCGAAAAGACCTCGGAGACGAGCTTCTTTGGGTAGTGTAGAATAATATTATCCACATTATCCCAAAAGAAGCGGAAGTCAATTTCAGCCTCCGAAAAGAAGCTGAGATACTCAATTATCGCGCCAAGAATTGACCGGGTCACAGCAATATTAAGATTGTCTGTGGCAGCCTTATAGTCACCGGAAACCCAACCCATCTCACTAGGATCATATGGGAGATTATTCCGATCAAGGAAGTTGAGGGTCCTGACGAATAAGTGATCAAAGTCACTCTTTTCGATGGGACACCCAGTAAGCTTGAATGGGAAAAGATCCCGGAGGCCCTTAGAAAGAGGAGCCTGCAAAATACGACCGTAGTGAGTAACCGAGGATGAGGCTTTAGTAATAACACGAACCTTAAGAGGCTCGGCGATCGGAACAACACCGACTGATGTGGTGGATGAGGATATCCGGGCGTCGTCGTAGAGAATGGCCTTGGTGGGAATACCCGACCAAAGGTACTGTTCAACAACGACACCAGGCGAAATTTCGTCCATATGGATGTGTTTCTCGGCATGGAGGTCCAAAAGTTCTTGGCGGCCCCCCCCCAAACCCTTGGGGCGGGAGAAGGCGGCAGAACGTGAGGCTTCCACATCGCGGAAATCGACATCAAGGTTAATAACCTTCATGAGCCGGTGTGTATACGAACGCAACGATTCCAGTAACTCAGTATTTAAAGGACTGGGCCTCTGAGTCATGGCTTCGTAGTGATCAACTAAAGTTTTTTGAAAAAACTCGGTAGGAACGGTTGCACCACTCCGTTTAACACCCTGAAGAATGGACCAGCAAAGGGACCAATTGCGTCGGGAGGACGAGTTGATCCGGTTGGATAAGAACTTCTTAAGGGGAGAAGGGAGGAGTGGATGGAAAGATATCCCATCGAGTGGACATTTGGGAGGGGGGTTCTCATGACGGAAACACTTTCTCATCTTAAGATACATGGGCATAACAGTCCAGTACTTAAGAACGGAGACTAGAGTGACATCGTCGCGAACCAACTCTAAGAGCCTGATGACAGGTCCAAAGGTCTTAACCGGGGATATAGCGAGAACGAGGGGCTTATTGCCCATATTGTCCAGAAGGACCTCGTAGTACGCCCTGTAGAAACAGAGGGCGAACTCGCAGCGTTTGGGCCAACTCACTAGGGAGTGAGTAGACCCAAACAGGACAGGATTTAAAGTGGATGTCCCAGCCACTACGAAGTATGGACAGTTTAATTCCGCAAGGAAAAGTCCAACTTCGGCGGTTACACGGGAGTTCTCGCAAGGAACTTCCATGGAACCAGTGCGCCGACTGCGCGTATCAGAGGCATCTCTGACAATGCGACCACACAGCAACTCATCGATGATGCGGAGAATGTTAAGTTTCTCCAGCACCAGCGGCTCGGATGTTT